GTGTAAGATCTCAATTGAAAAGACAGCGGGAGGGTCACAAGTAAAGGAACAGGTTCTTGTCGGTTATATTGACGGAGTAAATATAGACGTCGAGTCCACACAGATTTCTGTCAAGGTAAATGGACGTTCGAAGACTGCTGATCTTGTGGATTGCTCGGCCGAATATCTTCCGTCTAATTCGTGGAACAATACGCTCTTGTCAAAGATTGTTCGTGATCTGTTGGATCCGTATGGATTGTCGTTGGATTTTATTTCGTCATCCGCTTCTGATCTTGATGCGAAGCTATCGTTGACGATTAATTCAGGTGAGTCTATCTTTGAGATTATTGACCGCGAGTGCAGAAAGCGTGGAATAATTCCGGTCACAAATCCTTATGGAGAACTGGAATTGATTACGACGGGGGATAGGACATCGCGGGATAAATTGATTCTTGGCCAGAATATTTTGACTGCGAGTGTGTCGTATGACTATACGAATCGCTTTTCAAAATACAAAGTCAAGGGAGAACAGAGTGGAGGCGGAGACAATTGGGGAACAAAGAGCACGACACAAGTCTACGGCGAGTCAACGGATGAAGTCTTTGGTTCTCGATTTCGTTTGAAAACTATCACGATGGATGGTCAGGGCACGAATAAAGATGCACAAAATACGGCATCTTGGGAAGCGCAAATTCGTGCAGGAAAGACAGGTAAATTGACGGTGAAGCTTCCGTCGTGGTTTCAATCAGATAATACTTTGTGGGAAGCAGGAACTCTTGTTTATTGTGAGGTACCTCCTTTGCGGATTAAGGAGCAATTGCTTGTCAATCAGGTTCAGTTTCAACAAGATAATTCTGGTACGATCTGTGACCTGGAGCTTGTCAATGCGGATACTTATGCCGCAGATCCGACAAAGAATGTGAAGATAACAAAGAAGTCTAAAAAAGATGGATTCGGATTTGGATGGTAATATGAACTTCGTAAGTCAATTAAATCGCTTTCTTGAACCGATACGAGTACGAATCCGTATGATCGTGAGTCGTGCGATTGTGTCTTTGATTGACGATAGTAAAAACATGCAGATCGTGCAATTAAATCTCATGAAAGATGAGACTAAAGACGGTGTCGAGCGAGTTCAGAATTATGGATTTACGAGTCATCCTAAACCTGATGCACAAGCAGTCGTGCTCTTTGTTTCAGGAAATCGTGATCATGGACTGGTCGTTGCTTTGGATGATTCTCGATACCGATTGAAAGATCTCCCCGAGGGAGGTGTCGCTGTTTATGACTTCGATGGAAATTATATTAAATTGACAGAGGCCAATGGAATCGAGATAGAGGCGCCGAACCAGAAGGTAACAATCAAGGCGTCCGGTGATATTGAGATTGGCAATAATAGTCTTAAGAAACTTGTTAACGAAGAGTTCCAGGATCTTTTTAACAATCATGTTCATAATTATGTAGGATTTGTTGGGACTGGGACTCCTACTCCATATACGACTTCGTCACCTGCGAAGGTCGCGGGAACGACTCCTGTCCACGTCAATGCTGTTCCACCGGCTCCTCCGCAATTGAATCTGTTTGCGGATGATATTACCGATGGAGAAATGACAAGTAAAGTGAAGGTGGAATAATATGGCGAATCAATATAATCCTTCGTTCAATCATCCGTCGTTTATTGTCGCGGATTATGGAACAGAGTTCGGTGCGGGAGTCAATTATAGTCCGGCGCAATTGACGTTCAACGCGGGATGGCCGAATCGTGTAAGATCTTACAAACATAGGATCTTTAATTCATACGCGAAGTTTACGTTTCGTTGGAACGATGTCGGCGTCATTATGCCTGGTTCGTCTCTGCATATGATGGGATTCCGCAATGATCGAGCGACATGGCCGTATCAAGATTTCGTTAGGGCGCAGATTGCGATCGATACCAATAATCCCACGAGGAATTTTCGTGTTGATGTTATAGCAGATCAAGGTGTCTATTCTCAATTGACAGGATGGGTTCCTATCGTTGGAGGTACGACCGGGGATTTTATTGTAGAAATCTGGGTCGGCCCTGATCTCGGTTCAGGTAATTGTAATCTTACATGGAGAATCAGAAATTCGACATATTCTTTGGATCTCAATTACTCTGCATCCGGATACGTTCCGAGGACAGTGATTAACGAATGGTATGGAGAATTTTATGGATTGTCAAGTGATTGGGGACAAACGATATTGTCTGGGAATCAACTGACTGCCAGTCAATATTTCTTACCGAGTTCTATTCCATCTGCCGGAGCATTCGGTTCACCAAGTATTCTCGGACCTGTCGCTCAAGGAGTTTCTGTTTACGGAATAGGTTCTGGAGAAGTCTGGGGATCACCGTCAATCTTGGTTTCTCAATCATATATTTTTCCTAACAGTATACCATCGGCGGAAGCCTTCGGCGCTCCTGCTGTCGTCATTACCACGACAGTCGCCAGCTCGCTACCTCCACCTTCTCCAGCGAAGGAAGGGGACATTAGGATTACGTTCGATCAGTACGATCAGTTCGTAGACTTCATTCTGGCGGACAGGGATGTAGATCGTGATGATGGTCTTGAGACCGCTGTCTTGATTACTCTATTGACAGATAAACATGCAGATGCCGGCGATCCATTGCCTGACGACAGTGGATATCATGGTGGATGGTTCGGAGACTCATTGCCAGTCGTGCCGGATTATAAGATGGGCACGAAGCTCTGGCTTCTTCAAAGAGCAAAGACAGTCACCGAGATACCTGCGATTGCAAAAGAGTATCTTGTTGACGGATTCAAGTGGATGATTGAGGATGGAATTGTTCAGACTGTGGATGTAATTGTGGAACGTAGGAGAGATCTCAAAACAACTCTTGCGTTCACAATATCATTTACGAAGCCAGAGGGCACAACGATATTCTACAGTTTCTACTATAATTGGGAAGCGCAATTATTAAGGAGGCAATAATGCCGTTCGAGAGACCGTCTATCAATACGATTAAGGACAGGATCGAAAAAGGAATCGAAGCAAGACTGTTCGGTAAAGTCGCTCTGCTTCGCAATGCTATTTTGAGAGTGCTCGCTCGTGTGTTCGCGGGAGCTATTCATGGGAACTACGGTTATCTTGCGTGGATCACGCAACAGATATTCGTTACAAAAGCAGAGGGAGTTAATCTTGATAATCCACACGGACTGATGTGGAATGTTCAGAGACGTCCTGGATCTTTTGCTTCTGGGACTGTTCAGTTTACAGGAAACAATGGGACTGTGATCCCGGTAGATACTCGTGTTCAGAATGAGGATGGAGTAGAATATGGAACGACTGTTATTGCGACAATCACGGGCGGAGTTGCTTCTACTACGGTTCAGGCAGTGGAGTCTGGTATCGCTGGAAACTATGTTCGCCCAAATCCTCCGGATCCTATATATCTTCAGATGGTATCTCCAATTTCGGGAGTAGATGATGAGATACTGGTTTCGGGAGACATCACTGGAGGGGAAGATATTGAAGATGATGAAACGTATCGGGCGCGAATTCTTCAACGGATTCAAACGATTCCTACTGGTGGATCGGCCGCGGATTATGTGCGATGGGCAACAGAATTTCCTGGCGTCGCAAGAGCATGGTGCTATCCGCTTAATGATGGTCCTGGAACTGTCGTTACTGCTATCACCGCATCTGGAACGGATCCAGTTCCAAGTTCGCAATTGCTTTCAGATGTAGAGACATATATCGGCGACAGAAAACCTGTGACCGCGACGCATCGTGTTGCATCTATTGAGGATTTCTCACATAATCCCGGTAAGACTATTCTTGCAATGGGATTAAGAATCACTCCCATCTCCGCGGATTTGCAAGCTGTCATTCAGGAGAATATCGCTACGTTATTTTTGCCGCATCGACCTGGGAGCGCGATCCCGATCTCACAGATTCGCGGTGCGATTGCGAGTAGTGGAGTTGTAGATTATGTAATTGACTGGTTTACTCTCGATGGATCTTGGTATGCTGTCGGAGATATTGCATTGACAGGATTCCAATATCCATGGTTGGGAACAATCGCCTTCTCGGAGCTTGTATAATATGGCATATCTTGACGCTCTTAAACCAAGACTCGCCTACGATCGCTGGGATTACGTCCGGGCGCTTCGCGCCATGCTTCCCAGGGGGATACCGTGGAATATTCCGCTCCCAAATGAATCAGATATAAGACCTGATTCAATTTCGTCAAGCGAGTCATTCGGTCGTGTTACGATTTCATCTGGGCAGACGTTTATTACTCCTGATGGAATAGTGAGCGCAGAATCGTTTGGACTTGCGATCGTAGTTTCAGAGTGGATTCTGCAGATGTCCGGTATACCTTCTGGTGAAGCATTCGGTGCTCCTACTGTATCTTTCCCGGCACAAAGTATGACCGTGAATGGTATTGCGAGTGCGGAAGGATTTGGAACTCCGACGATCGGTTTCGGATTTATGCAATGCTGTGATTTCGAGTCCAATCTTTGTAGTGGATGGGATTCTGCTTTCACTACAAATTGGTATCAAACGACAGAGAGCGGTGAAGGTATTGCACAAAGAGCAAGTGATGGAACAGATAGACTCTATCCACCGTCTGGTCAGATGCTCTCAGGAGACTTTATAATCGAGTGGGGATTCTGGCGTTCGTCAAGTGAAGTGGGAAATGGATCTATTCATGTTCTCGGATTAAATATCACTCCTACGCAAATCTTTGATGGAACATATAATTATGGAGCGATTTTAGGAATCAATGGTGGTCAGTTCTCCGCACCGACTGGTCCAGCAGAACAGCGAATGAAAATCGTTCGTACTTCGGGAACCATCTGGTGTTATCGTTGGACCGGTTCTGCATGGCAACGAGAGGATTCTTGGACAACTCCCGGCTCGTCAGTCTCGAATAGTGACAATCTCTATCTGTCGGCGAATGGCGGCGATGGAGTGAATGGTTTCTCATACATCTGTATTGATGGGACACTCGTATGACAATTGACAAAATAATCGGACGAATTCTATTGGCGTTCGCCGCGGAACTCGAGAAGTTCGAGGATCGAGTGACTGCCTTGAAACGGGAGTCAATCCCGGGTCTGTCAAGAGAACTCTTACCGGAATGGGAAGAGAACCTGGGACTGCCGGATCAATGTTCGCCTCTTGCACAAAGTCTTGAGGAACGAGCACAAGTCGCTCATGCGAAGTATACTGGCAATTACTACGGGCAGAGCACTCAATTCTTTATAGACTATGCCGCGAGTCTTGGCGCGGATATATCTGTCAAGGAGTTCACCGGCATTGGGAGCGCGTTTCGTGTAGACGTCAATCGGGTGGATAGGATGCCTGGGACGGAGTCGCCTACCGATCGTATCTATGGGTCACGCTTGTGGAGTATAGGCTCCAAGTTCAAATGGGTCGTGACGATTTTGAATATATCGGGCGACGTTTCGGAAGAGCAGATACAATGCCGTATCCGTCAACTCGCTCCCGCTCATACGGAAGTAACATTCAGATAGGAGGCAGAAATGCACAGGACAATCGGAGATGGATATATCGTTGACGGAGGCAAAAATGTCTACGCCGATGAAGACCTGGGATCCGGTCGTGATGCGACGCAAGTAAGACACCAGGAAATGAACGCGTTCCAGGAAGAGATTGCGAACGTGATAGAGTCAGAAGGCGCTTCGCTGAACTCCCCCAGCGAGTCGATCGCTTCTATGACGCAATTGAATGGAGCAATAAATAACAAATTGAAAACGGACAGGATTGCGAACCAGTCTTCTGTTCCTGGATCTACTGCGACTGCTGCTCTCAATAGTTTGAAGAGTGTAAACGATACACAACAATCTACTCTTTCCGCTCATGGGAGTTCAATCGCAGCTCTACAAGGGGATGTGGGAACCGTAGTCGGTGGCGATTTGCAGACGCAAGTCTCTGCAGAAAAGACAAGGAATGACGGGCAAGATACAGATATTTTAGCTCTGCAATCACAGATTAGTGCTTTGGATCCTGCGAGTGCTGTCAAGGGCGACGCGTTCATATTCGATACTGCGGATAGTAAATGGCATCCTGATTCTACTCGCAATTATCGTTCTCGGATTCAAGTCGCGGCAGTAAACGATGGTCTTGCCGCGAGTTGGACGACAGCTCCTTATGCGAAGTTTACATTCACAGGTATCCAGATAAATCTCAAGGGACGATACGCAACTCCCGGTGATGTAGGAGTTCCACAAGGTAATACGCTC